AGGTACTGTTATATCAGTATTTCTTTTTATTTCTATAACAGCCCCTGCTGTTGGAAAGTTACCAGAAGTAAACTGAATAGAAGTTTTACTAGGAAATGTATAGTGTGTGGTTTGTGTTTTTAAGGTGTTATCAACTCTTACTTCTACATCACTTTCTAATAAGTAATCAAAAGAGATTGTATAAGGACCAGAAGTATTACCACTGGCATTATTAGCTGCGGTATGAGTTTGCTTTGTAGCAACGGTGTTAGTAGCCATGATTAGTTAGCGTTGAGAGCCTCAAAAGATTTAAGAATGTCGTTGTTAGCTTCTTGTCTGATTGCAGATTGCAACTGTCTATATTCTAAAGCACGTTCTGGATTTTTACTCAACCATATTTGTTTACCAGCTTTTTTGTATTTATTTACTATATCTCTCAAAATATCTTCAGCCAGATCTCTATTGGCTTCTTGTGCCTTAACTTCTATGTCCATGTTATTTTGTTCTATCATTTCACCTCTTACACTTTTCATTAGTGCTTGAAAATCTTTTTGTTGTATTCGGTTGTTCAAAGCTCTGACCATAGTTTGACCATTAATTTTTACAAAAGCAGTTTCTTCGATTAGATCAAGATGTTCGTCATAATTAAGTTCTATCCCACTTCCGACTGCTTTGCCACTAGGTAATCTTCCAAGAGTTAATTCATCTGAAGGCTGTGTAATCCTTGCACCAATATCATCAAGAGTTGTAAGAACATTGTTGTTGATACTATCTGTTTCTTTAATTGGATTAAGAACACTCATATTGTCAGGACCAAAACCAACTGGATACTCAATAATAGAACCAGTTATAAAGTTTCTCATTGGTCTTAAATCATTACTCCAACCAGGAACTGTTGCTGCTAATTCATTATGAAACTTTCTAAGTATTACAAAGCCATCATCACCTGCTCTTACTCTTTTATCCATTATCTGACCATCAGTTGCTTTTGTTAATGATCTACCTAATGAACTAAAAGGGTTAAGAGTAGCTGCTGCTCTTCTAGCAAGCCAACTTTCCATTTTGTAGGGCTTACCTAATAAATCAGCAAGTTCAGTAATACCTTGTAAGTAAGTTTTGTTTGTAATATTACGACCTAAAGCGACTGAGGCAGCAACACCAAAATCATCACGATCCTGTTTGCTTAAACCACCTGTGATAGAAGCTGCATCAGCAGCCATCATAAGAAAAGAAGACCAAGGATCTAACCTTTTAAAACTGACGTATTTATATCTAGGTTTACCATCCTTACCCATGCGTATATTACCACTTTCATCTTTCAAAAGAAATCTAAAACTGTAGGGTTGCCAGCCAGTAGCTCGTTTTTGATTAAGCATATTGTAGTCAGAAGGACCACCACCAGTAATAGCTAATTCAGACATAGGATCATTGATAGCTAAAGCTGTTATACCTGCTACAGACCATATAGCACCACCAAGTATCATTTCACCTTTTGCTTTTGCAACCACAGAAGGATCAGTACTTTTCAATGCTTGCCTGTATTCTTGTAAAAGCATATTTACACCAGGAGTTCTTCTTACCTGTGCCTTAAATATATTGATAGGTGTTCTTACAAATGGAAAGATTATTCTACCTGCTGGATGTCTTGCTACTCCTTGTATTGCACCACCTAAACTACCTTCTGGTAGATCAGCAGTAAATGTAGTCTCAGCAGCATATTGCTGTGCTTTTTCGTATAGATCTAAAACAGACTTGTCTTTGACATTTGCCATGCTGTTTTTGTTTACGATTTCGATAGTGCCATCAAATTGTTGTTGTATATGCTTCTGTAAATCAGATCCTTGTAAACCTTTTCTCATGCCATCTTCCCAAGCACTAGCTTTCACATAAGATCTAAAGTTTAGTTGTTTAAAAAATTCATCTTCTGCAAGTAAGAATCGACTAGGTAGACGAATAATAGTACCAAAACTATTAACCATGTTTGCTAAAGTGCCTTCACCTTCCATCCTTACTTGAAAGCGATCAGCGTCTTGAGTCATTGCACCAGGGTTAACAATATTATCTTCAATTTGAAAAGATAATTTTGCACCCTTCAAAGAATCGGTAATAGATGACATCAAGTAATAAAGTTCTTTACCACCTCTAATAGCACCTGTCATATCACCTTGAACAGCAGAACCGAGTGTTTGTTCTAATGGTCTAGCTAAAGTATTTAAGGCAGTAGAAAGAATGTTTACAGCGTGTGTTTCTGGACCAGATAGTATTGAGTTAATAAATATCTCGTTTTGTACCTTTAATCCTCTTATTATTGGACTTTCATTAGCCATCTTTTGTAAGGCTTGAGGATTACCTTGTGCAGCTTGTAGTTTCTTAGTAATTATTCTTAGTTTTTTCCAAGATGCTTTATCACCTTTTTCAGCAGCATCTAATATTTCTTGCATTGAAAATTCAGCTAATGGATCTGTAGGTTCTTTTACAGTTCCTCTAATATCAGTAGCTTGATCTATTGCTTTTTCTGCTGGTGTTCGACCTGCTAGATCATCTACAGAAGCAGCCACTTTACCTACTCCACCACCTGCTCTGTTAGCAGCTAATGTCTGTGCAGGTACTGTTTTGAGAGGTTTATTAAGAGTAATAAGACCATCTAATACTTTTGCTTCTGTAATAAATTGTTCTTTTAATTCTGAAAACCCTGCTTTATTTCCTGATGCAAAGGTTTCATCTATGGTTTTTGCTAATGAAGCTAGGTTAATAGCGTTTTTATTCATTAGTTGATTCATTGCTATCAATGTTGCAGGTAAGTCTTCTTCTCCCCCTCTGCCATATCTAGCATTAAATAATCTTGCAGATTCAATAACTTCTGCTGGTAATAAGTCATTTGCATTTTTGACCATATCAGCAAAGGTTCTTTTGTAAGGCCAAGCATTATTAGCATCAAGTTCTTTTATCTTGTCTGCTCTATCAAGAATAAGTTTTTGCACATCAGGATCACCACCACCTGTAAGTGTTTCTGTTTTGAAGTACTGTCCTTTTGTATTGGTTTTTGCATTGAAAGTTGTATCTAATTTTTCACCGTCTTTAACAACTTTGTTAGGCAGATTGAGATCATCAATTATTTCATCACCAAGATTATCAACGACATTATCTGTCATTAATATTTCATCTCGTTTTGATAACCTTTTTATTACTCTCTCATATAACTCAGGCGTTTTCTTTATAGCTTTTACACCAAGACCTAAAGCAGTAAGAGCTTCACCTGCTACTAACCCACCTGCTGCTTGTCTAAAACGTGCATCTGCAACACCTATCTCTTCTGGTGTCTTTGCTTTTAACACATCTGTAATAACACCCCCTAGTCTTGGATGCTTGTCAATCATATTGAACAAGTTTTCTTCATAAGGATCTTGTACAACAGCATCAGTAATAAAACCTGCAAGAGCATTTCTAGCCCAGGCATTGTTCATACCTACAAGCTTTGTACCTTTAAGTCCTTTACTGATAGCACCAGCAGGTAGTAAAAACTGTGTTATAGCCTGTGGCACTGTATATGCCCAATCTTCTTTATCACCTGCTACTTCAAGACCTAATCCCTGTAAATCTATCAGTTCATTATTATCGTATGGATTACCAGCAGCAAAATCATAAATATCATCTACAAACTCAACAGTCTCATTTACAGCTTTTAAAGGACCAGACAAAGCACCTCTGATAACTTTAGAAGTGGTAGTTTGTTTTATCTGTTCACCACCTTTCTTTAACTTCTTACGAAACTCTTTACCAGCTTCTTGTCTATCCCTACGAAAGCGAGCTATTGGGTTTGAATCTGTCATGGTTAATTAGTTTTGGATAAAAACTGCTTGTAAGCTCCTGATTTATAGACAGACCAAGCATCAAATCCTTGTTCGTCAAATATCATCTTAGCTGCCCTTACATTAACAGCAGGGTTATATAATTCATCATTGCTTTCAATATTTAGTTTCTTTCTTCTTTCTTCACCAAGTTTGTAGTTAGGTGTATCAATCATGTTGATTTGCCACAAACCAAATGAATTATCTCCTGTTTTAAGATCATCATTTAAAGCTCTTGCTAGACCACTAGATTCTGCCATTGCTATAGCAGCCATAATTTTAGCTTCTTTTGATGTAAATCCTCCTTCTATAGCTAATCGTTCAAGATTAGGTTGAGCTATTGGTTTAGTAATATCTATTTCTTCAAGAACACTTCTATTCTTAAGATCAGATTCTGATGTCAAAGCATCACCTGCTGTATTGACTATTGGCATTATTAATTCTTGTCCTATTTGTATTAAATTTTCGTTAGTTAAGTTATTAGCTTTTTTTATAGCTTCTACTGTTGTGCTAAAAGAATCTGCTAGTTGGGTAAGAGTATCTCCTTGTTCGACAGTAACTGTAGTTGGGGTGTCATCATCTTCACTTGCAAAACTAGCATCTCCTTCAAGGTCACTTAAATCATTATTGTCTTTACCTACTCCACTTTCAGGTGTAAAGATATTCACTTTCTCTCTAGCTTTCTCAAGATACTTTGTCTTAATCTCTTCAACCTTTTCAATAACATCTAAAGTATCTGCTTCTCTACCTTCTGGACTTAATCTGTAACGATATAGTTCTAATTTAGCTGCATTATAAAGATCAGTAACAGCAGCAGATCCTTTATCATTTAACACTCCTGTATCACTAATAATAAAAGTATTACCACTAAACTCACCTTTAAGTTGAGTATTTAATTCTGATAAACCCTTATTGACTTCTGTGTAGTCTCCACTTTCTGAACTGTTAGCAACAGTCAGAAGTTGACTTAACCTAGATCTATTTGCTTGAGTCTTAGGGGTTCTCTCATCTAAGTACCAAGATAAAGCAGCATTTGCAGCATCTTTCTTAGAAGCATATCCACCACTAATAATTGTTGATTCCAGTTGTGCAGATCTTTCTCTAGTATTTCCATCTAAAGCAACACCAGCAGTACCAATTTTAGATGCTTCTAATGGATATTTTTTTTGTAATGCAGTTATCAAGTTTGCATCACCTGTTTCTGCAAATGTTTTAATAGTGTTTACTATGTCATCTCCTTTTAGTCTTTCTTTTTCTATCTGTCTGCGTTTCTCTTGCGTAAAAGCAAAATCATTTATTTGTTTCTTTAATGTATTTACTTTGCCTTGATAATCAGGATGGGCAGTAAGGTTTAACTTACCATCAGCACCGTAAGGAAACTGTAGGGCTATATCTAAAATATTTTCTGCTGCTTCTATATCACCATCACCAGAAAGACCTATTGCTTCTGCTTGATCTATAAGAACACCAACTATTGTTTTATTAAGGCCACTTCTATCGCTTGAAACAAGACCAAGGTTGTTCATGCTTTGTTCAAAGTTAGTTATTAATTGCAGGTCTGTTTCATCATCACTTACTATCAATCCTTTTACTAAAGGAACAGCTAAGTTCTTTAATTTTTCAAGGTTATATTCCTGATGTTGTTTGATATGACTAGAGGTAACTGTAGCTGTAGCATCTGCTAATTTTGGTAAAAAGAATTTGTTGACATAGGTGGGATTTATATCACCTAACTGATCAACAACTCTTGTTCTTTCTCTTTCAAGCCATGTTTGAAATTGTGGAGATTCAAAAGAGAAAGCATTTAAAGATCTGCCATCTACTTGTGTAGTTGCGTAACTATTAGACAAAGTACTTGCCAAGTTACTACCTAAGATTTCTGCTTTAGTCCTTTGATAGGCACGATCAGCAAAGATACTGCCACCTATAAGTTGCCTAGCAGCATCTTCACCATCAGCTTTTTTAACACCTCTACTTATATCTTTAAAGTTTTTAGCAGCATCTTCTATAGCCAGTTCTGTACCTTTTGCCTGTTCTTCTTCTACTGTCTTTTCTAGCCTTGAACCTATAAAACTTTGAATAGCAGGGTTTATAGATTGCAATGCTTCTGCTAACTGTTGTATATCAGTTTTAGGTTGAACACTAGGGGGTGCTACAAAAGTATCTACAGGTCTTGCAGATCCTCTAAAAGCTGTACTTTGAAAACTGTTAGTCATTAACCTAAATTAGCAAGTCCTGTGTAAGAAGTAAGTCCTTGTGTAGCTACATTCAGCAAGGTGCTACCAAGTGAAGGGACTTGGTTATACGCTTGATTAATATTACTTTGCAGTTGATTCTGTCTATTATCTCTATTTGCTTCTAACCCCTGTACATTTCTGCTGTATTGTCTTGTTGCTGAGTCCAAAGCTTGGTTTATAGATTCTCTTAAGTTAGCAGATTGTCTTTCCTGATCCTGTAATAAAAGACCTACTGTAAGACCTGCTCGTTCTGAAGCCCTTACAGTACCTTGAGCTTGTAATCCTCTTATAGTTGCTGCTAACTTTTCTTGTGCTGATGAAGCTCTTGTTTCTTTTAACTGTGCTGCTGTAGCTTCTTGTTGTCTGGCAAAAGATTCTTCTGCTGATCTCTGTGCTATTAAGGATGATTGATAAGTCTGGTTTGCTGCTGACTGTGCAGCAGATCTCTGTGCAAGTGCAGAAGCAGCATTAAGACCTAAAGATAGAGCAAACAGTCCTGATGTTGCACCTGTACCTAATGCTCCTATAGCTGGAAATGCAGCAACACACATCTATGCGATCCTCAGAAATTCGTAGAATGGTTTACCCTGCATACCGTAGTGTTCGTGATATTGAATAAAGGTAAACCCAAGAGACTTTAACCATTTGATAGCAGAATCGTTCTCTGCATATACAAAATTATATAGGATTTTGTATTTTTTCAACAGGTTATC